AGGCGGAAACATCACGCCCGTTGGTGTAAAGAACTTGGTATTCCATAAGTAAAGCGAACGACAATGTAGCTGTGAGAGCTACAGAGAGGGGACGTATCCCCTCAGTGTAACTATCAGGCAGCAGCGAGATACTCATCCATCTCTGCCTCAATGGCAAGAGATTGACAGTAGTTCTCAACTACAAACCAGACAGCCTTCTCTTTGTACTGTTGCATGGTTTGTGCATCAGGTACAAGCTCCTGATAGGTGATGCCATAGTCATCCATCACATCTTCGATCTCGTCTTCATGCTCATCAAAGAACACAGCAAGTTCGGTAGAATAGATGAAGCCAGACACACCACCAGCGCAGCCATAGTTGGCTACGTCCTTGATCTCATCTGCATCGGTGAAACGTGCAGCGAGAGCGTCAGTGAGTGCAGTCATGTGTATGTAACGAGTGAACAAGTGTAGCTGTGTGTGCTACAGAGAGGGCACGTATGCCCTCAGTGTAACCTACATCAGCCAGCGATGAAGCCAGCAGCACCACGGTTAACACCGTCGGTGGTGTAGAAGTTCAGGTCAAGGCGTTGGGTATGCTCAGGACGGATGCAGTTCTGGTTAACCCAGAACCCAAGGCTCATGTTGGGATTCATGAGCAGGTTGCAGATAGCACGGCGGCTAACGTTGGTGTACTCGTAAGCATGACCGGAGGCAAACTCTACGAGAACCACACCGAGGACAGGCGAAACCTGCAGCACGGCAACAGCGTCAGAGGTGCGAGGAGCAACGTTGAAGAACATGAAATGTTAAGCGAGTGAACAGTGAGCTGCGTCCTTGATGGAGCAGCAATGACTAGCCAGGGACTCGAACCCTGGTGTACGCCGATGCATACTAGCCGGTGCCATGAGCAAACAAAGCGTGTGGCTCCGCTTATCTGTGTCTACCAGCTCATCACGGCAGAAACCCACGCCGTTGGTCGTCATCACCCGGTTGATCCGGTAGCGAGCTGCTTATGAAGTTGTCGAGGTTCGGTGGGAGTGACTGATGGTTGAAGATCGAGACTCTCCTCCCCCTTAACAGGGAGAGTCGAGATCAAGACCTTCAATCAGTCATCTCGATCATGATAGACCCTCAAAGCGGCGTTTGGGGCGGCTCAACCCATTAGCGATGCTTATAGCTGGTGGTATGCTGGCTTAAAACCGTTGCAGTGCAGTGGTTATAACTGTCGCTTAACTGTCTCATCAGATGTCCTAATGAGTCGCCACAGATCGCGCTAAATCGACACGGCTGCAGCCGGTCTAAGCCAGTGAAAAGCCGCTGAGAGCCGGTTGTACGCCCCTGTACGCCCCCTCTCGCCGGTGTTGCGCGGGTTACTACGGGCGAGCGCCTGACGCCCCACAGGCGGGCACTGGCGGGGACAGGCGCGTACCGTGTGCATCCAGGCAGGCACCCCCCGTGGGGGGATCAGCGTCCTGCCTTAACGTATATAAGGGTTTACAAATTTCTGCCAAAAATCTACGGTTCTCGCAGTATTCGCCAGATAACCCAGAGTACACCGGCTAAAACCAGTGTTAAACCGACTACAACGGACCACACAACCTCAGTCATCGGTATATAGCTGTGGTTTAGGGCAGTTTTGGTAGTGATAATTTAGGTGAGCGGCTTCTACGGCTAGAAACGTTGCCAAAAGGATGACAATGATTGATTTCATAAACTAACTTTTCTTTTTAAGCCTACAGTTAACGCAGATTACGTTGGTAATAGGAAAGTTAGATGGTACAACTACATCTTTACCACATTGATCACATTTGATAATCATAGTTCACTCCATACGGCTGCATAAACCTGAGGGTAACACATTGCTATTAGTTGTTTAGCTTGGTCTGCTATGAGTTTATGCTCCTTTTGTGTACCGTTTGCACACCGAAGTTGACAGTAATGAATCCAAGACCGCAATGAGCCGTTCATGTACATGCGGGTAGGTTGAGAAAGGGGTAAGACATCCCTTGCACACTCCTTCGCAATACCGGCTTCAAGCAGTTCCTTATAGACTCGCTCTGAGTGCTTGTAAAGGTCCTGTATGGAGCGTTGAAGGAATAGGTCTTGTTCTTCTACCTCAATGCTATTCTGCCTATTCTTGGTGTCCTGTAGGCGTAGCTCCGGCATAACGCCAGTACCAAGCAGTGTTGCGTCGGCGTAACGCTGTGAAAACTCCTGAAAGGAGAAAGATCTGTGTCGCAGTATCTGAGCTGCAATAGATCTGGTAGTCTCAATCTCTACACACATGTTCACCATCTCAAACGGTGACCAGTGTTGGTGTTTAATAAGGTAGCTTATAAGCTTAGCACTAGTCTTAGTGTTGTTTTGATTATCTGGGTTAGATACTCGTGCCATATAAGCTACTAACTCATCACCTTTAGGTGTGTGATGAACTAGCTGTACGGTGTGGTGGGAGGTGGACATACAGTAGTAAAAGTGTCTTTGATTCAGGAGGTGGATTAACAGTAATAAGAACCAGTAGAATTGGTCGTCTTGTTTCTGTCGGTAGTAAAGGGGGAGATTTTTACGTCTCCCCACTCACAGGAGGTCCACCCTTCCTCCTGTATAAGTCAGGGACCGTTCAGATCCAAGTCGGTGACTGGCTTTTTGAATTACCTCTTGCTTCTCTTCTTTGGTCCAAACTGAACCCTAAAGCTAGGTGATTTGTCGCTTGTTGAGGGTCGTCTAAGAACGCCTCTAATAGGTCGTTCCAGTCGTCCCGTTTACGCTGTTTTATTACCTCTTGTGCCGAGATAGACATGGCGTCGGTAAAGTACTTAACGCCTTGTGCAAGGGCGTCTAATCTGTCGTCATGACGGACTGCACCTTTTTCCCGACACATTCTGCTCATCTGATAGAAGAGCATATAGAGGAGACGTTTTTCTGGAGCGTCGTCTTTATTTGAGTTGTAGTCCCAGTCGATGACAGAACGATCAACAACAAGGCGGTGTTGATTAAGGATAGGCTCAAGGGCATCAATAATACGTTCTTCTTTACGGACATTAGCTCGTACCTCTTCTACGTCAATTCCTTGGTTAGTTTGTTGAAGGTGTTTCTTAAACAATTCGGCTACAAGACCGTCACCAAAGTTAGTCTCAACGACAAGTTTAGTAACGTTAAACTTCTTACATCCTTTTAGAATGTCCAGAAGCGTATTGTCTGAGTATCCGTCTCGATAAGCTCGCACTTCGTGCAAGTACAAGTAACCGTTTCGTTGGGAGATATAAGCTGCTGCCGTTTCATCTGTACCACGACCCGACGGGTCAACTGAGCAGATTGTTTCTTGGTAAGCACCCCATTCACCTTGGAGCTGCATTGGAGAGTAGAAATAGTCTCCAGGTAACCCAACAGTGGGGAGTTCTTTGATGACATTTCTAGGATCGCTGCACCAGATGATGTCATCAGGAGCGGACTTAGGATTAACACTGGTGACGATAAGATCAGCCATCTTAAGTGGGAATTTCTCAGCGTCGCTAAGGCTTGTGTCGAGCATGAACTGCAGCATGAAGTTGCTGCGTCCCATAGCTGCTTCACGTTCAAGTAGGTCTTCATGGCTAAAACGGTCAGGGTCAGTAACGGACCAGGGTTCAGCACCCATGTCAACGTCTTCTTGTAGCTGTGGAGCGATTAAACCTTCGTAATTAGCCAGTTTACGAGGAACACGAGCTGGCCAAACAAAGGGGCGGTAGTTACGTTCTGCAAGTTTACGGTAGATTGTAAAGGTTGTCTGAGGAGTTCCCAAGTACATAATACGGGAATCATCCTTAGGTGTGAGAATTGATTCAGCCTCCGTACAGAGTTGAAGCAGTTTCTCACGCATCATTTCAGTCATAGAGTTACCAGGCACTTCTACGTCGTCTAGAATCATCAAGTCAGCACGTGAACCCGTAAGCTGACCTGTGATACCTACCGATTTAACCGACGGAGCCTGTGATGGAGCACAGTTAACATCAAAGCTAATCCGGCTCCAACGGGCGTCATCTGACTTAGGCTGCAGGTGCTTAAGCCAAGGTGTCTCGATAATCAGTTTCTGTAAAAAGATTGACATGTTGTCGGCACGTTCTTTAGATGCCGAGATAATCATGATCTTCTTTTCAGGATTATTAAATAAAGTCCAGAGCACAAACGCGCCAGTAATCCACGATTTACCGACACCACGGAACGCCTGAATCTGTAGACGCTTAGGACCGTGCTGTAGGTAGTCGGCAATGGCATATTGTGCTCTGGTAGGTTCGGGCAGGTCTAACTGCGCCCACAGAGCTTGTAGAAATACTTTAAAATCGCCCTGTAGGGCAGCTAAAACGTTGCTCATAATAAAGGGTGTTAATTAGCAAGAGGCATTCGGACTGCTGATGCACCAATCAAAGATTGTGCGTATTCTTCAGCTTCTGTCTCAATGCCGCCGTAAGCTGCTGATCCCCGGTTTAACGGAGATAGCGGACTACCACCAATACTTGTAGGCGGTAAGTTGTTAAACTCTCTAAGTAATGATTCTTTAGCCTCCATTGTCGGAGCAGCATTTAAGCGCCGACGTTGTGCAGGCGAATACCGATCAATAAGTCTAGATGGTTTAAATTTAGTAGATGCAAACTTTTTCAAAGCTTTATCAATATCAGCTCCCATAGGAATATCAATTCCAGGTTGCTGGCTAGTTGGTTGAAACTTGTTATGATATTGAGCTGGAATCAGACGAACATCACCCGACACATCATCAATATCTACAACAACTTTTTCACCAAACTTACGGTAAGCTGCATCTTCAATTTTATCTTTATGAAGCTTGAATTCAGGGTCAGAAACCGACATAAACTCGCTAGAACCGCCTGATGCTACACGAACATCGTGTTCAGCAATAGACGGTCTACCGTTAGATACAAACTGTGCTTCAGTGCTTTGACTTTCTGCTCTAGCTTGACGTTGTACTTGACGCATATATGCTGCTTCACCTTCTGTTTTCGGTTTAACAGCTTTAGATCGTTTGGTTTCTGCTTTTTCTCTTCTAGCTCTTCGCTTATCAATAGGCTCAGTTGTTACACTTCCCCTGCCATCGGATTTAAGTCGAATACCAGGAGGAGGATTACCGATTTCTTTGATAATTTCTGTAGGAGTCATGCGACCCTTTTCTGCTACAAGGTCTCGTGCTTGTTTCCGATATTCGGGAGCGTATGAAGCCATTTATTTAATGTGCGATAAAATCATTTGTTCTCTACCCGGATTGGAGCCAAACGTAGCTCGCATCCAGGATAACCAATTGCTTGTCCCCTTCTCTTGATTACATTTCCGGCAGGATGGAACCAAATTTCTCGTGATTGTTTGTCCCCCAATATAACGAGGCACAACGTGATCCAAAGTAAGTTCATGTAATTCATAATGTTCTCCACAGTAAACACATTGACAGTTGAAGTGCTCTTTAATGGCTCTACGCCACATCCGTTTAGCTTCAGGACTCGTCATGGTTATGAGGTTGTAAATGTAGTGGTCAGGGGATGGCAACAGCGGTGTCATGGCTAAGCGTACTTTTTACCAGTTCTAGGTCTACGGCGGTTACTTGAAGGTGTCTCCAGTTTGCCGGAGTTTTTACCGGTGTGAGATGCATCTTTTCCGTCACCATTGCCATAAGTACCAAGTTTGCGGTTAAGTTTGTTAGCAGCAGTACGAATCTTTAGACCTTTATTGGTCTTGTTGTACTTACGCTGTTGTTTACGCCGCTTAGCAGCAGCCTCAGGGTTTGACTTGTAGTAATCAGAAGTTTTTTGAGCCATACAACCTCTTCTGTACCATTTCGGGATCGATCTTGGGCATGACTGTCGCTAGTTTGTCCAACGGGTTGCCCTCATACGCAACACCGCTGATGTCGTTCTTGGCTAACCAGTCACACGCTGCCTTAAGGTCTTGCGTGGTGGCTTCACCGGATTTAATACGCTGTAGGAATTCAGAAGTAACGAGATTATGAAGCTCGTTAAACTGATCCTCAGTCGCCTTCTTTTTAGCCATTTCTCATTACGATTTGGTCTAATTTATTCTCGATACGAACCATGTGGTCTTCCATACGTTGTAAACCAGCTTTAAACTCTACTTTATCAACGTAATTAGTAGCCATACGTAGTTCAATACCGTCTACACGCC